AACATAGATCGTACGAACGACTTCTCTGTTAATTTCAGCAAGGATCTCAGTTGAGAGGATGTTAGCTAACTCTTGCTCGGCATCAAGACCATGAATTGCTTTCAAGTCTTGAGCAAGCTCGATGCTGTACTCTGCTTTTAGAGCACGTGACTTAGCAGTAACAGTCACCTTCTCGATGGAGAAACCCATCTCTCTGAAGGCTGTGTTAGCCGAACTGTCATCTAATGCTTCAGCAGTGGTCGTTGCCATTCCCTGAGCATCACCAGTTACTTCATAAGTACCAGCAGATGAGTCATTAAGAACGCCTGGGTTTGCACCTTCTGCGTCGTTAACTGCACTGGAAGAAGCGGTTGGGTCATACTTAGCAAGACCTGTTCCTGGACCTCCAGAGAAACCTGCGTTAGGCTCGTTGAAGAATCCTTCACGGAAGTCGGAAGAAGCAGGACTTCTCTCGTCACCGTAAGCGGTTCTCATTGCAAAGATAAGTCCTGTTGGACCTGTCATTGGTTGAACGCCAGCAATGTCATATGCAATAAGCATAGGCATTGAACGTCTGATTAAACTGATTAGTACGGGGTCGAAACCAGCAACAGGACCTGTTGCAGTAGCTCCAGCACCATATCCACCTGTACCTACAGTTTGTAGTGTCTCAGTAAGGATGTTTCCTTCTTCGATTTGTGCTTTTTCTTGGTTCTCTAAGAGTTGTGCGACTACGCCTTTCTTATAAGTATCCTCGATCTCTGGAAGAGCGTCGTGATTCAGAACGGGTGCCCACTTCTCTTGGAGTTGCTTAATATCAGCCATTTGTCTCCGTTTTTAAAGTAGTTGTTTGTTAATTATTTGTCAGACCAGCGAGAGATTGCCTCTACGTATTTACCCATAGGGCCACTTGCTGTGGTCTCTTCTACCAAAGGTGCCGATCCCTCTTCGGTGGGTTCCGTTGCAGATCCTGCAACTTCAGCCTTCCTAGTGAAGTATGATTCCTTGATAGTCTCGACTTTAGATTTAAAGTCTTCTTCAGTTTCAAACTCAACACCCTCTGCAAGTTTAGTTAGCTTCTCCTTTTCAGTTTCTGCTAACCCAACTGCAATTTCGTTCACGATTTCCATTTTTCTAAAACCACCAATACGCTTATTAAGGTCAATATTAGTGTCGATTTGTTCGTTGAGCTTCTTCTCCATATCATCTAGCTCTTCAGCCATACCGTCAAGTAGGTTGAATTTCTCTTCGGGAACGGTAAAGTTGTGTTCCACGAAAAGATTCTTTATACCGTCAAAGAATGACTCAGCCATCTCAGTCTTAATACCGTGCTCAATCTGGAGTTCGTTCTCTGATATCCATGATTCAGCAGCATAAGATAGATAGTCATCTACTTTTTCGGCTAATTCTGTTTTTACTTTCTCAATCTCCTCGGTTAGAGCAGACTCGAAAGATTCCTGCATTACCACGAGCTCGGAATTAACACGAGAGGTAACTGCAGCCTCGAAGATTGTCTTCGCTTTAGATCTAAACTCTTCGTTCAGTTCTTCACCTGCGACAAGAGCGTTAACATCTTCAGTAAAGTCGTATTCGGCTTTAGGGGTTTCTTCTGTGATTGTTTCTTCTTCATTTGTTTCAACATCATCGAAGATTTTATTAGACAACGGAGCACTTACATTACCTGTACCTGCTTCGGAAGGTTTCGTCTTAATAGACTTGTCTCCTTCTTTTGCTGTAGAACCAGCGGCTGAAGCACCAAGGTTTTTGGTCCCCTTAGCACCTTCTTCTGATTTGCTATCGGATCCACCGATTGCATTGAAATTACCACCAGATGTGTCGATTTTCTCGCCAGAAGTTGCGCCCTTTTTGATAGCTGCAACACCAGTAGCTGCGTCTTCGCTCACTTGTTCCATGTTATCTATCTCTTTGTTAGAGGTGTCAGACATTTGTTTTAACTCCGAATACTGTGCTTTTGTCTACGATTATTTATAAATTACAAACTTCTCAAAAATTTATCAAATGCGGAGACTTTTTTCTCCTGAATATTTATGAGAGTTGCTTGGTCAATTTCTTGCTTAATTTGCGCCACGGCAGATTCTTTTAGCAATCCATTATCCCAAATCCATTCCTTTCCTTCCATGATACCATCAACGAATGCATCAGGTGCCGAAGGATCTGCTACTATATCAGCAGCAGTTGCAAGCATAAAGTCATCTTGAACAACTTGTACTCCCTCTACTTTTGATAGAGAACCCATACCTCTGGAAGAAACTCCCAATTGTATGCCTTCATCTAATAGGTTCTTAGCAATATTTCCCATAGGTGTGTCAAGAATTTTGGCACGTCCTATAAAATTATTACCTTCTCCTTTTAATGAGAGTATCTTATGTGATACACGATCTAAGTTAATAGAAGGTCCATCTGGATGACCAAGTTCTCCAAGAGCACGACCTTTATTGATAGTGCTTTCTTCGTACTTAGCAACCTCACGTTCTAAAGTTTTGAATGGATACTTGCGACCATTCTTATTCTCTATTTCCGCTTGGAGAAAAACACCTTCAATAAAGTGTGACTTCTTGCCGTTGCTTTCCTCAGCAAAGAATTTTACTTGAGTAATTTCTTCAGCTATTAGTCTCATCGGGTTCCTCCGCTTCGGGTTGTTCAAAGTTTGATAAATCTACAGATCTATCTATGGGTTCGGTGGATGCCTCAACAGAACTTGGAGTTCCTGGTGCTTCCTCTTCTGGAGGTGGCTCATGAGGTTGTCTTTGATCAGCAGGTTCAACCTTTGGTTCTCCCTCGTCACCATCAGCGACTAGTTTGTCTTCAAGGTCATCAGCAGCAGATTGAGCAGTTTGATCTAAATCAAAACCCATACGTGCTGCAAATTCAGCCTTCTTTTGCTGTATCAAATCATACGTTGTAGCAGCTAATGCATCATTAGTAGCATCAATAGCTCGTGACTTTTCATCACTAAAGATATGATCTACAATTCCATTGGCTATTTCACTTGGCATAATAATTCCACTTTTACTTATTTATTTATTAAATTTCTCCCCTTCGGGCATCTGCGGAGGGAAGTCCTTGAGCTTGATCAGGTGTTGGTGCCATTCCTGGTGCCAGTTGACCGTTGCCTCCAAGCATAGGATCTTGCATTGCTTCAAGTTCCGCAGCTGGATCAGCGATCAAACCTTCTTCCATCTCTTGCTCTATTTGCTTATCTATCTCCTTGATCTCAGGATCCTGTTGTTTCAAGACCTGACGACGGATATAGTCTATGGAGAAATACTTACCAACGTAAGGATCCATAGCGTTAACTACGTTTAATCTTTCGTTGCGTATCTCAATCTCCTTGAGTTCAGTGAAGTAGTTATCAGCGATATAATCAAACTGAATATGCTCCTTCATATCCTGCCAATCTTCCAAGGTAACAATACCCTTTAAGACTAGTTGAGTCTTAAGAAGATCAGAGAATAATTCAGAGAAACGTTTGCGTAGTCTTGCAACAAACTTCTGGAACTTAACTTCATCCCTTGTGATTTCAGCAGCACGACCAATGTTAAATGTAGTCTCTGTCTCTAATCTTGAGGATGGAACGTTGAGTGCCTTGTAAAGTTTCTTTTGGAAATACTTAACGTCTTCTAATTCACCAAGGTTTTGTCCACCAGGTAAAGTAGTGATCTCTGTTCCTCTACCACCTTCACGTCTTGGAAGCCAGAAGTCCTCTAACATAGACATGAACTTCTTGTCATCCTTGATCTCACCAGTGTTTGCATCGTATACAAGTTTGTTTCTGTAACGACCCATTACTTCACGGAGGTATTGCTCTGCCTTATTCTTAGGTAGATTACCAACATCAATATAGAAAATTCTTCTTTCTGGTGCTCTTGATAAACGGTAGATAACAAGAGAGTCTTCAATCATTCTTAA